TGGCGGCTACTTTGACGGCCGCAAAAGTATAGCCGGCGTTAATTGGCATTACATCAAAAGGAAAAGCAAAACCTACCGGATTACTTGCGATCACGGTATAGGTAGCGTTTAAAGCTCCTAGGCCGGTAACTACGACCGATTGGCCTTGGACGAAATAGTTTTGTCTTTGAGTAGTAAAATAAATCACGTTATCGTTAATTACATAATTTGTTATTGCCGCTTGGTAAGCCGTAAGCATTGGCAAAATAATTTCTTCCGCGCTTGCGATTATCTGATCTAAATAAGCGTCATCATAAAGAGAATCGGAAACGCCCAAAACGTCGCGTAACTGCGTCGCGGTAATAATAGGCATTTCCGATCCTTTCGTTCGACTCGAGCCCCCCGGGAGCGACGGGCTCGATGATTAGCGGGTTTTTATCAGGTTTGGTTCCATACGGCACCGAAAGGAATTTTCGGAGCAATAGCCGCGTAGCCGTAGTAAAGAATGTCCACGGTTCCGTCTGATTGGATAGCTGTGCGAAGTTGGAAACGGCTTGATTCGTACCAAGTCCACGCGTCCGGATTGATTACAACCATTGAGAAATCGCCGGTTGAAGTTGTGCCGCCCGCGTTACCGATTGAACGGCTTACATAAAGATTTAAGCCCGGTGAAACTACGCCGCGAAGTGAATCGCCGCGAACATTACCGGCCGCGTTAGAAGGTTGAGCCGCGTTGTATAGCGGAGCTCCATTGTCGTTATAGCCCATGATATTTGTCCATTGTCCGGGAGATACCACTAGGTTACGAGCAAAGCCTAGAGAAGCTGTGTAGGCCGCTCCTGCCGCTTGAGAAGTGTAAGCAAGGAATCCGGCCGCGGTGTTCGCATTTACTCCGGTTTGTTGTCCGGCTCCGAAAATAGTTCCGGTTGCGAATTCGTCGGTTACTTTTGCGTAAGCGAATTCGAGATTCTGTAAAAGAGCCGCGATGTATTCCGGACGGCTTCGGTCGATGAGCTCTACCGATGTAATAGCGCGACCCTTGAAGCTTTGTACCGGAACGGATAGGAAAGTCGCAGTTAGTTGTGAATCTGTAACTGCTGTATTTTCTGCAACGTTAGCTACGGTTGGAACTCCTGTAACGCGCGGCAATTCGAAGGTCATACCCTCGTTAATTAAAGTTTCGCGAGATAGCGCGTCAATCATTCCGCGATCGGCATTAGCTAGCGCGTTAATAACTGTTGTGCTTTGTGGTGTTGGAACCATTCCCGGAGCGGTTGAAGTTGTGTTATCTGCCGCTTTAATGTAAATCTTTGAATCATCATCATTTAGAACGCTAGCGCGTAGGAAGTGCTCTAGGTAGCTCTTCTTATCGACGATTGGCGAACGTGGCGATGTATAGGCAACCGGCTTATGAGCCGAAGCGAGAACTTCGGTAGCTTCCACCGTTGGTTCGGCGGGAGCGTCTGTAACGGTGTTGTCTGACACTTTTTCTCCTTCTGTTGTTGTTGGTTTTTCTGTCTCCGAAGCTCCCGATTCGGAATTCTCGTTTTCGCTCGCCGCAACATCTGTAACGCGGGCGGATCTAACGGCAGGTTCGCTAACTAATGCGACTCCGGTCAATTCTCCGGCTAAAACTTTCATAGTGCCGTCCTTTTGCATTTCGTAATCATCTACGGCCAATTCAATCGAGAAGCCGTCGCGTAATCCGTCCATGGCCTCGATAATCGCGTCGTTACCCGCGGTCGTAGCACTAATTTTAAAGCTTGCGTTAATTGCGCGATCTCCGTCCATTGTCATAGATAGAGTTTTACCGATTCGCTGATTTGTGTGTTCTAAATTTAAAAAAACATTTTTCGGCTCTATTGAACCTTTAGCGAAAATTACTTTTCCTGTGCTCGCACTTGCCGGCTCATTAAAGGCCACTATGCGGCCGCTTATGGTTCTAGAGCTTGAATCGGCCGCAGTAATTAACATTGGCATTGTTAGTTTCATAGGATCATGTCCTCTTTCTGTTGGATTTCTTCGACGGATAAAGCACCAATTCGATTTAGCACTTCATAGACTTGCGCGCGTTCTATTGCGCTTCCTCTTAGATAAACGTCTAAATCAAATCGTGCGACTTGTGAACTTGGAGTAAAATCGGGCATTGATAAACGCTCTTCTATACTTGTCATAATTGGAACCAGCGAGAAGTCCAATAAACTTTGCTTCGCCAACGTCGCGTTAGAGTAGGTCATACTTGAACCGGTTGGAGCGTCCGTGAAATAGGCCGGGATTCCAATCGCTCTGCTAAGTTCCGTAGCTATGTAATTTCTCGCGGCATTTAATTGCAATTTCTCAGGGTCGAATCCCACCGCGTCTAAAGTAACGTCCGCATTTAAAAACGCGGTGGATCGATTTCGTCGAGCTTGGCCCCAAGACTCGAGAAGCTTAGAAATACGATCCGACGGGAGAGAAGCACCGTTAGATTTTAAAACCATTGTCGGCATTGGCTCTCGTGCATACATCGCGGCCGCACGTTCGAGTTCCGCACCGGTTCTAATTGTAGTCCCGGCGCGATTTAATAATCCTTCATCATTTCCGTAGAAAACTACGACACTTCCGACACCTTCATTTGGAATTCTATTTCCGTCGATTGTGTAATAAAGAACTTCGGTTCCATTATCATTTAGAAAAGTTCCCATTCGAGTAGGAGCTATTCTTTCAATTCTTCGAACTCGAAACGTGTCGGAGTAAAGTTCCAAAATACGCCAATAGGCGAAACCCGTTAGGAGAATATCTTCGGCCGTCCAAACATAAGTCGCACTACCGGGAACGCGAGGATCGGGTGTGTTTATGACGCGCGGTGGATCTATGCGAACTCCGGTAGAGCGATCTCTTAAAATTATTGGCATGGCCGCAATACTTGAGCAGATTATATTCCTTGCGCGAGCGATTGTCGGAACGCTCATCGCTTCTTCTCTAGAAGCAGTATAGCTATAAGCATTTCGAACGCCGTAGAGTCCGTCCGAATTTGGATAAGGTGAAAGAGAAGCGGATACGTCGCTAGGAGCCAACGGAGCGGCGTCGGCCGTTAGTTTAAATCTATCGAATAAACCCATGGCCGGATTTTTTCAAACCTTTAGCACTAACTCACGAAAATATCTACTTCCGTCTCTTGGCGTGTCGCAAAGTGTGTAACAAGAGCCGTAGCTACTGCCGCGGGGATAGCGGCTTGAGAAGCTCGCCTTCCAAAGATCATTCCACCGTCTCCCCGTGGAAGCTTTACAGTAGATAACACTTGCACATTTAGCGATTCTTGGTTTAGGTGCCTAAGTCTGCCCGAGTTAATGGCCGAAAGCATTTCATCGCAACTTTGAGGATAATCGGCGTCCATTTCATAAATCCGAATTCCTGCCGGTTGAAGTCTTGCCGCTACCGCGCCGCTAGTTCGCCGGGAGTAAGCGACGTGCTCTATCGAATATTTGCGGCAATACTTGGCCGCTTCGTTAGCGATAGCTCTATCGTCTAATTGTAAATTGTTTTCCCAAGTGTGTAGAAGCTTTACTAAGAATCGCTCGTTTCCTAGTTTTTGAGCTCCAACTAGGGCGGCGTGTTTTCTATCCGGGCTTAAATCAATAGCTAGCCAAGTTAGCTTATCCGGATCTAAATCGCCTTCCGTTTCGGCGCAATTAGCCCAAGATTGAGAATCGACCGCGCTTTGGATTGTTTGAACCCACCTCGATAAAACTTCCGTCATTACTACGTCTCTAGGATCGTTAAAAGTCGAAATCAAGTTATCCGGGTGGATTGTGTGGCCTAAAGCCGGATTGGCAAAAGCGGCATTTTCTAAAGTAATCTCATCGGTAGGAGAGCTCCATTCAAAATACGCCGCGTCATCTATTGCACCACCATTAGCGGCGATAGCTCTTTCCCGAAGCGAATTAAGAATTTGGCTATGTTGATCACCGGCCGAGCTAAATCCCAAAACTTGCGGATTCTTGGCGGCAAGTAAGGTGTAACGGAGAGAAGCGAAAGATTCTAGATCGTGCATTTCCCGAAGCTCATCGAGATAAACGGTTTCCGGTTTTGATACACCGCGAGCAGACGATCCGCCGGCCTTGATCATAAATCGATTACCGTTAAGCATTTGGATTTCTTCCGCGCCATGAGACCAATAGATCCGCTTAACTTGTTTAGCTAAAGAATCGTTAGCTTCTATCATAGAGAC